TCTAGACAGCTTTACGCTATGGGGATGAAGGTTGCAGCTGTAGCGTTGCTTTGTGAAGCAGATTACAGGGTGTTTCAGGCAATGTGGGATGCTGGAACGTATTGCCCGATTGACGGGTTGATTGGTAAAAAAGCCAAAGAGCAATGGATGGCTAATTTAGACCGCGTACCAGAGGGTGCGTTGGTTAACGAGAAACAAAAAGTTGCAATGCTTTACGAAGAAGGTCTGAAGAAAGATCGTGAAGCTCGTGCGGATAAAGCTAAACAGCAATGGTCTCACTACGCCCGTTAATATTCCTGCTGATTCCTAGCATTGGTCTTTGTCAAGAGACCACAGAGAATCTCATCGACGATACTCAATGGGAGATCGACGGAGATGTGGACTTTTGGCAATATGATAATGATAGCGTTGTATGGGTATATACCAACACTGAAGCCACAGTTTCTCAAAGCATAGATTTAAGTGCTTATGATTACATCGGGGATATTCGTTATGGGATGTCGTCTTACGGATGTAACAATACTCCTAGTGGAGCATGGTGCGATCAAACCACTGATACTAGCTACTATGACACAATCACTGTGAAGGTCGAGTACGGTGGTGAGACTTATACAGATATCGTAACGCTGAATTACAATAATTACTTCGTGGACTATTCTTTCTCGTTCACAGCTACAGCCGACTACGACACAGCCACGATCAGCTTCACAGCACAAGACGTTGGGGGCTGGAGCGGTTACTATGCCAGCGCGACCAAAGATGTGTTTTTTGAGCTTGACTACAATACTTACACTGATCTGATACTTATAGATCCGACCATAACCAATCCTGATCCAGTGGACATTGCGTTTGTTGATCCAGTTGATGTGGCTGATTCAATCGGGGATGTTTCGATTATGGATGTTCCAGTTGTAGACATCCCAGATATCACGATGGATATGCCAGTCGAGCCAATTGCAACCGATATGAGCGCAGACATGGGGGCAATAGACATCCCAGATATGCAGATCGAAGAGATACAAATGGCTGATGCGCCGTCAGATTCAGATATGGCAGAGCCTGACATTGTTGTTGAGATCGATGCTCAAGAGACAGAGCCTGAAGTGGCTGAGATGGAAAGTCCAGAAGCACAGCAAGCATCTGAAGATCGAGAACAGTCGAGCGAAGTGGCTGAAACCTCACAGCAAGAAAACAAAGAGGAACCAAAAACAGAAGGCGAATCTAGAACTTCTATGGTTGTCCGTATTAATGAAATGAACATGGATCAGGTGGCGGCAAACTTTGAGACAGTTTATGACGCACAGGCACAGGCGGTAGCAGTGGCTTTAATGACAATGACCGCACCACAATACAAAGATTTAAAACAAATACCAGATGCCAAGTTTTACGACGATGTAACTATTAAAGATAACCGTAAATTTAAAGACAGGCTCTGGAGTTCTATATACCGAGACGAGAAAGTCTGGGCAGAAATGGTGGATTCGCAATATGAGTACGGAAATTAATATTGGTGGTATAAAGCTGACTGGTGGCAGGATGTTCGCGGTTTTGACCGCTTTGGGCAGTGCCGCCGGTATTGTTTGGGGAGCTGCACTTTTCTGGGACGACTACGAAGGGTTAAAATCAAAACTTCGTAATCTGGACCCAAAAGCCATTTCCACGCAAGTGGAAACATCTATGATTAAAGTCGAGGAGGCAATTGATTATGCTAGGGCTATTAAAGAAGATTTACGGGATGATGTTATCGGTGTTGAACAAGCTATGGATGATGTTGAAAATGCTATTCGGGATGTTGAAGGGCGCAATCGTCAAGCTATATCAGAAGCTAAAGGGTATTTTGACGAGCGTGTTTCGTTAGTAGATTCCAGAGCGAAAGAAAACGAGATATCTAACCGTAAATATATACAAGAGTTGCAAAAGCAATTTGATGGACGGTTAGATGCTCTTAACACTGCTGCTCGTGGTAATCAAAAAGATGACCAAAAAGCTATGCAAGATTTTAAAACGTGGTTTGAGGGTAGGATAAAAACTGCTGAATCACAGTTTGCAGAGCAGATAAAAGCCGTTAGTGTTCAAATGAAAAACAACGAAGCGGATAATAGGCTGATGGTTGAGAACGCTCAAAAGTGGGTTGACGGACGGATTGTTTCAATGGATGCTCAGATGAAGGAATTAGAAGAGCGTATGAATAAACGGATTGACCGAGCCTTAACTAACATCTTGGCTGACCAATAAGGAGGACATATGGCAATACCATTTTTAAGTTCATTAATTGAGCCAGTTACAGGGCTTTTAGATAAGGTCATTGAAGATAAAGACCAGAAAGCGAAGTTAGCCCATGAAATTGCTACTATGGCTGATCGGCATGCACAAGAGCTGGCATTGGCTCAAGTCGAGGTTAACAAAGCCGAAGCAGCTAGTAATTCGACTTTTAAAGGCGGTTGGAGACCTTTCGTGGGTTGGGTTTGCGGTACTGCCTTTGCTTATCATTTCGTTATACAGCCTTTGGCTATTTTTGTTTTGGCTTATTACGGGCTTCAAACTCCTCCTCTACCTGATTTTGACATGGGTCAATTAATGACTGTGCTTATGGGTATGTTAGGTCTTGGCGGTTTGCGTAGTTTTGAGAAATACAAAGGAGTGACCAAGTAATGGCCAAAGCATCTTTCAGCGAGAATGCCAGACCTAAAACCGATTTCAAACACAGGACTAGTATTGGTTACTCATCGAACTCGAGGCCAAGACATAAATACGCCAAAATGAGTTGGAAAAAATACAGAGGGCAAGGCAAATGAGTTTTAAGCTATCCCAGCGCAGTATCGATAACTTAGACGGGGTCAAAAAAGACCTCGTCGATGTTGTTAAGCGAGCCATTGAAATTACGGAAATAGACTTTGGTGTTACCGAGGGTTTACGAACGGTTGAAAAACAGCGAGAATTGTTCGAGAAGGGAGCCAGCCAAACGATGGCAAGTAAGCATATTACAGGTGATGCTGTAGATTTGGTTGCTTATATTGGACCAAAAGTGTGCTGGGAGCTTAACGTTTATGATGAAATTGCGGATGCGATGCGTCAGTCAGCAGAAGAACTCAATGTGAATTTGCGTTGGGGTGCTGCTTGGCACAAGAATCTGACTGGTTCCGGAATGACAGGTGAAGACCTAATGAACGAATATATTGATCTGCGTCGTTCGGAAGGGAAAAGACCTTTTATCGATGCACCACACTTTGAGTTAGCCTAATGCCATTAAAACTATTTAAATTTCAGCCAGGAATTGTTAAAGACATAACTCCGTACAGTGCTGGTAAAAATGGCCCTTTCTGGACAGACTCTAACAATGTCCGGTTTGTTAACGGTTACCCACAAAAGATTGGTGGCTGGACCGAGGAAGGTATGTACCATTCTTCTGAAGGTTATGGGGTTGAAGTAGTCCCATACGGAGTTCCTAGAAATCTTCAATATTGGACTGCTTTTTCTGATGGGTTAGGGTATTTAGGGATAGGAACTCATAACCATCTTTATATAACTTATCAGCTGTTGCTGTATGACATCACACCAGTTCGAGCAACTCAGGCTGGGCTTTCTGACCCATTCACGACGGTTGACACCAGCTCTGTGGTGACAGTGGCGGATACAGGTCATGGCGCATCAGACGGAGACTGGGTTGTATTTTCTGGGGCAAGTGCCACAAACGGTATTCCAGCCGAGACAATTAATGACGTTTACGGGTATCAATTAACATATGTGGATGCAAACTCTTACACTGTGGATTTTGGGGTTGCTGCAACATCCTCTGGATCTGGCGGTGGAACAGTCACAGCTACTTACTTAATTGGGGCTGCTGCTGGGCTTGGTGTCAGAACTTCTCTACCTAATGCTGGTTGGGGCGTGAGCACTTGGGGAACTTCAACATGGGGAACCCCGAGAACAATATCTGTTAGCTCAGTTGAGAACTCTCAATGGTCATTGGTTAACTGGGGCGAAGATTTAATAGCTTTGGTCAGGAATAATGCTCTTTATTATTGGGACACAAGCGCAGGTCCAAGTGCTCGAGCAGTTTTAGTATCTGGGCTTGTTGGGGCTTCTGACGTTCCGGCTGCAAGCAAATTTGCTACGGTTTCTTTCCCAGACAGACATTTGGTCTGTGGCGGATGTACGCCAGTAGGCGGTGGAGCACAAGAGCCAATGCTGGTCAGGTGGTCGGATCAAGAGAATTTTAAAGATTGGACTCCAACCTCGACCAACACAGCTGGTGATCAACAATTAGAAATTGGCACAAAAATAGTTTCAATGGTTCCAACCAGAGACGAAACATTTATCGCTACAGACGAAGCTGTTTACGGTATGAACTTTGTTGGCCCACCATTCACCTTTGCCTTCAGGTTAGTGGGTACTAACTGTGGGGCGGTTGGTAGAAATGTCGTGGCTAATGTCGATGGAAGTATTTACTGGATGGGCCGAGACACATTCTTCTTCTACAATGGTGCAATGTCAGAATTGTCTTGTCCGGTTAAATTCTATGTATTTGATAGGGCGAACTTATATTATGCGGACAAATTCTTTGTGGCTCATAACAAGAAGTTCAATGAGGTTACTTGGTATTACGTCAGCCAAGATCAAGTTGCTACAAACCCGCTTGACCCAGAACCAGACTCTTATGTGACTTTTAATTACGAGCTTAATGTTTGGTCGATAGGACAAATGAATCGTACTTGTTGGAATGATTCGATAGGAACTAGATTATTCCCGTTTGCGTTCACTTATGACGGGTATCAATACAACCATGAAGATGGAACAAATGCTGACGGGGCAGCTCTTGGGGCTTATATACAAAGTTCCCCGATGGAGATATCTCAGGATGGGGATTTCTTAATGCTGGTAGACAAAGTTATACCAGATGCGACCATGACAGGAGACTTAAATCTGACGATAACGTCAGAAAAGTACCCAAATGGCACTGTAACGACCAAAGGACCATTTTCTTTTAACTCAGATTCAAATAAAATAAGTGTTAGAGTTAAAGGTCGCCAGATGGCTTTAAAGTTCGAGAACACAGGAACTGATGAGTCGTGGGAGCTTGGAGATTTCCGAGCCAACATTAGACAGGATGGTCTCAGATGAGTGTATTGAACATCAGATTGCCAACACCTCCCAAAGAATGGGATGAAAATTGGGGTAGAAGGTTAGTCAGCACTATTGAGCTTCAAATTAAATATTTAGACTCGACTGCTTCTCCAGAGCCTTATATTGTTTCAAATGTTACTACAGACAGGACTTACGACGCAGATTCCACGACCCTAGCTGAAATTGCAGATGTTTTGGGCACTTTAATAACAGATTTAAAGAATAAAGGAGTTATAAGCTGATGGCTGTTAATGCATATAATTTATCAGAAACGCCTATAGTAGATCAGCTAGGCATACAAATGAGACCATTGGAAGGTCTTGAAGGAGTTGGCGCCCTTGGTGAACTTCCTCCTTATAAAGAAGGATATGACCCAAATATACAATTGGACATTAAGAGGATGCCTGGACCAGATTACGTTGAGCAACAAGAAACCATACCGATTTATCAAATACAGTCTCAGACTCCAGACCCATATATTAATCTGCAAGACGTATATGGAACATCATATATGCCGATGTTCGAGTGGGTTAAAAAGATACAGGTCGGTGAGAAGCTCTACGACCCTTTTTCTCCGGAAGATTCAGAGCTAGTAGAACAATATAAAGAATTTGTTGATAAATATGGTGTTCCAGAAGGATTGCCAGACCCATACGACTGGAAAGCAATAGGCAAAGAAGTCGGCAAAGCAACCCTAGTCGCATCCGCACCATCAATAGCTGGGAACATATTAGGAGCTGCAACAGACCCATACATAACTGGTGGTGCTGGGGAAAGGTTCATGGCAGGAGCAAAACAATTTTTGCCATTCACAGACCCGTTGCCTTCAGAGATAGTTGGATTGGAAGCTGCAAAAGGCATGGACCTAGTCGGTAAGCTTGGTTCTAACGAAGTATTCATCCCAGAACTTGCCAACAAAGCAGCAGCAGAGGCTTCTGGTAACCTAAACCTTTATAACGCATTGAATGCTGGTGATGCATCTACCGCCGTTTTTAATCCAACTGGGATGCAGTTTCAAGCCGGTGCAAGGACTGTTGGTGGGCAACAAGTTTATAACGCAGATATACTGGCAAATAATGGTGTGTTTGCCAACGCAGATGGTAGCGTAACTTTAGCAAAAGGCTCTGGTGCCAACATATCCAACATGAGCAAAGCTATCACAGCCAATACACAGCCTGTTGGATATTTGGCAGGAGTTAAAGATAAATTATATGGTGCTCAAGCTGGACAGACTTGGGGGCAAGCTGGAACTATGGCTCTAGTCAGTTTCGGTTTAAACGTAGCCACAGGCATGAAACCAGTGGAAGCTGCAAAATCCGCAGGAGCATCAGCTGTGGCATATGCATTAGGAACTGCACTCTTTGGACCAGTTGGTGGCTGGATTGCTTCCACAGTTCTAGCCAAGCCTATCCAGAAAGCCGGATCAAAACTTGTTAAAGAAACCAAAGGTGCGCTAGATAGCGTCGGAGATTTCGTTGGTGATATATTCGGTGGTGCCGCAAGTGGATTTGAAAAAGCAGGTTCAGCAGTTTCTTCAGGACTTGGGAAAGTTGCTGACACTGTTTCGGACGTCGCTAAGAAAGTTACTGGCAGGGTTATCTGTAACGAACTACGTCGACAAGGATTGCTTGAGACCAAGCACGTTCTGCTCGATTACAAGTTCACCAAAGAACATCTCACTCCACAGCACGTTGCTGGATACCATTTCTGGGCTGTTAACGTTGTTAAACGTCTCAGAAAAGGCAAAGGTGTTAAGTTTTGGAAACACATCGCCGGACACAGAGCCAATGAGATCGCGTATATCTACGGCGAGCGCGACAAGCCGGATTATCTGGGCAAGTTGTACAGGAAGATTTTTGAACCTGTTTGCTGGGGCATCGGGCTATTCTGCAAAGAAACAGATTGGTCCGTACTTTATGAAGATAAGGAGATTTGCTAATGGCAATGATGGAAGAACAAATGATGATGGAAGGCGCGTCTATGCCTAGAGGTGAAGGTATGCAGATGCCTAGCATGGAACAGGCTATCCCGCCAGAAGCGATGCAGATGATGATGCAACCGGATGACGCAATAACTTCTGTGCTTTTGGTCAGACTTAACAGCATGACGGAACAGGATTTGGCTCTTTTGGATAAAGTTATAACCAAAGAGGCAGCACCAGTTTTAATGAAGTTGTTACCAGAGTTCAAAGATATATTTGAAGCAATCTCAGCCAGAGAAGAACAACCAGAAGGATCAGATATGGGAGCACTGGGCGGTCTTTAATGCAAATTAGAAGGGCAAACATTTTAGACATTAGCCCGTTGCTCGCTATGTTATACACAATGCATAACGAGACAGAAATTAAAGTTCCGGAGATAAATCCGGCAAAACTCTCGGTAAAGGTCAATGACGCTATAAACCGAGGGGCTGTAGTTGTGGCTATGAATGACCAAAATAAGTTGTTAGGATCAATTGGCGGTATCGTAAGTAGCGATTGGTGGTCAGAGGAAACATTCCTAGCAGATATGTGGTTTTATGTTTACCCGATGCATCGTAGTAGTTCAGCAGCAATAAAGTTGGTTAAGGAGTTTTTAAAAATAGGGCAAGAGGCTAAACTTCCAGTAAGATTAGGTCATATCTTCTCGGGAGACTTGGACCGTAAAGACAAGTTAGTTGAGCGTCTTGGTTTAATTAAAGCTGGTTGCGTTTTCGTGGAGAGTTAAATGGGCGGTTTATGTACAACTGGGGTTGAGACCCTACCAGATCCAAGGCTGGTTATTACCGGAACAGAGATACCTGAGTGGGTGTCGGCTGGCGGTCAAAAACTTTTCCAACAGGCAGCATCACTAGCTGAAAGTCCTTACCCGACTTACACAGGTCCAAGGATCGCGAGCTACGACGGATCGAAGCTGACCGCCGAGGAACGGCAAGCTGCACAAATGCTGACCGAAGGGGCTACCAGCTACCAACCTTATATTGACGAGTCTTATGCGAGAAGCATGCAGTTAGGTCAGGGTTATAACCCGATGACTGCTGAACAGCTCATGGGACAGCAATTCAGTATTGAAGAGGCACAGCCTTATATAGATATGTACCAAAGGGCGATGGACCCTGCGGTTGAAGAGATACAAAGACAGCTGGATCGTAAACTGATCGCTGACCGAGCAAAGGCAGTTGGGTCAGGCGCATTCGGCGGATCTCGGGCATACATTGGTGAGATCGAATCAGCTGGTGAGGCAGCACGATCTGCGGCAGCATTAAGAAAACAGGCTGGGGTTGAAGGTTTAGGTTTTGCAGCTCAACAGCGAGAACAAGACCGAGCAGCTAGGTTCGGAGCAGAGCAGGCACGACGTGGTGCTTACGAAACCGAAGAATCAGCCAGAATCAGTGCAGCTCAACAGATCGGACAATTTGCTCCGGTGATACAAGGCTTACAGCAACAAGCAGCATCTGGACTTTTGAGCGCAGGGGAAGCAAAACGAACGCTCGATCAGATGGCTCTCGACTTGGCATATGCAGATTATGTCGAGCAACGTGAGTACCCGTTCCAGATGGTTAACTACGCGCTGGGAGCATTGAAGGGTGTTCCATATGAAACAACCCAGACGAGCTTGCAACAAGGTCAGCAATACATTCAGACGCCTAGCATTTACGGTCAAACAATTGGTGGGCTTGGAGCTCTCGCTAGTGCTTACTACTTGAACCGATAATAAGGAAACACGATGGCTTCATACGAAGATATCAGGAATAAAAGAGAAACCCTACAGAGAACTGCTAGGGATCTTGATTTCTCATTGAATCAAATAGATCGAAGGCTTCCTGTTTCTAGAATGGCGATGGGGACTTTTTCTAGCCCAACGCGATCTAAAGAAGCTCGTTATGAAACGATGTTGAGGCAATATGAGATATTGGAAAATCAATATAAATCTTTGGCACAACGACCAGAAACAAAAGCCCAAGCTGTAGCATTACAGCCACAGATATTAGAGTTGCGCTCAGAAATCGCAAGGCTCTCGCCAGATATAAATATTGGCGGGTATCCTCAAGGAAAGTTAAAGATTGCTCCAGTTAAAGCACTGGAAGCAAAAACGCTGGGTGCTCCGGCTTTACAACCTTTAGAGCGCGAAGGATACGTTTTTAATCCAGAAACAAATCTTCTGGAGCCTACTGAAGAAACAATAAAGAAAGAATTAGGAACAAACACTGGTGCAGTCTTACAAACAGAACAAGCGGATTATGTTCCAAAATTTTCTGGTCAAATGGTATCTGGATTGCCATTCGCAGACCAATCATTGGAAAAGCCACTCGAAAATCCACGTTCAGAAATCGAGGCAAACAGCGCAAGACCAGCAGATGGAGTTCTTTCTGCAGAGAGAATGTTGTTGCCGCAAGAAGAGCCACAACAAGATTTTGGAGTTTCCGGAACACGGTTCGAGGATTTATCAGAAGGTGCACTCGCGGCACTCGGCGGAGCAAGCAACCTTGGGTACGCTATGGAGATCGCAAAAGCACTACAACCAGAATACAAAGGGATTGATCCGGCTTTGTTGGCGTTTCAGTTCTTCACAAATATGGCAGCAGAGGCAAGCAAGCCAGGAGCAACAGCTCTAGGAGCTGCAAGCACAGCTTCATTGGAGCCAGCCAAGTATCTGATGGAAGATTACAAACGTAAAAGAGATGCTGAAGATGCCTTAACGGCTAATGCCTTAAAAGTTGCAGAATTTATAAAGCCAGAAAAAGGCACAGGTGTTGGCCAGAATTTCAAAAAAATTGGTCCAGTGACTAATGAAGACGGAACTTTGGTCAGGAACACAGAAGGCGCAGTAATGTTCCGGTATCAAGTAACCGATAATGCTGGCAACCCGATCGGGGTAGTAGATCAGCCAGACCCAGGAACAATTGAAAAGCCAGATAGAACTATTAAGACTGTTGGTTCAGGAACTCTGGCAAAATACATGACCCGAGAGGATGCGATTGAGTTCGTTAAAGGTCAAGGGATGTCGGAAGAAAATACGAACTTCCAAACAAACGTCGATATGTTAACTGCACCGAACGACGAGATGGTTGGCAAAACTATCACAGACGGTGGTGTTTATTTAGAGATTGTCCCACTCGCGAAAGGTGGTGAAGTAATCAATCTTCAGCTAACACCATCAAAAACTGCTGCAGCACCTTATTTCACAACGTATGTAGAAAAGCGTCTGCCGCTGATTGCAAAAGCAACAGACACATATAATACAACTGCTCGTGAAGTTCTTCCGAGGGTTGACGAAGCTATGTTGTTGCTGAAATCCGGTAAAGTGCAAACAGGAAGATTACAGCAAGCATTGTTGCCACTCAAGCAAACATTTAATCAGTTGTTTGGTATAAATGATCCTGAGATTATGGGACTTGAATCATTACAAGCAACCTCTAATTTCTTGGCTCCAAAAATGCGTCCAGTCGGTTCAGGTTCAACTTCCGACATGGAATTCCGTGCATACCAGCAAGCTGCATTATTTATCGGCAACACTCCCGAAGCTAACTACATCTCTCTGTACGCTTTCAAAAAGATGGCAGAAAACGGGGTACGTCTGAATCAGCTCGAGCAAGAATTGCTGACTTCTGGTGAATATAACAACATGGCAGCTGTTAACAAACAGCTTAATAATTTCGATTCTGGAATATTTGAAAAATACACAGGCGACCCAGACGATCAAAAAGCTGTACAAAAGTGGTACGACAGTCTGCCAGACGGAGCTGTTATCATAAACAATGATATATTCGACACAGACGACATTTACATCATTAAAGGTTGGGGTGAATAATGGCAATACCATTACCAAAAGGTGCAGTCGGAGCAAGTGCGAGCAAACGCGCTGAATCAGAAAACGAAGAAGATCTGACACTTGACGAGCAGATTGAAGAAGGCATTGAAGAATTCACCACAAACTTATCAGAGCTACCAGAGAATCTGCTCACAGTTAGTGATGACGGAGAGCTAGAGTTCCCGAATGTCCCTTCAGCAACCGAGATAAATTCTGTTGGATTTTTCGAGAGCCTTATACCTAACATTGAAGGTATGTTTGTGAGAGATGATTTCGGCAAAGCTGAAATTATAGAAAAAGCGTTCAAAGGTGATAAAAGGTTTGGTGGTATTTATAAAGATAAATACGCAAACCCGATGTTGGTCTGGGAAGGTGCTCCGTATTACGTTAATAAGCCAGGATTCGGGTTGCCAGATTTGGGAACTTTCACCGGAGAGATAATTAAATACCTACCAGCTACTAAATTCGTTGCTGGGGCAAAAAACATAGCACAAACTATCGCTAGGGGTTTACCGACTTACAGCGCAACAGAAACAGCAGGACAAGCACTTGAGTCTGTACTCACTCCAGAAACCACAAGGGCAAAAAGTAAAACAGCAGGCGACATTGCAAAAGAATCAGCAACCGCAGGTGTTGTTGGAACTGGGGTTGACGTTTTGTTGCCACCAGTTGCAAAGCCAATAGTCCAAGGTGTTAAAGCCGTAACCAGAGAAGGTGCAAAACAGGCTCGTAAAGTTTTCCCAGATTTTATACCGGAGAAAGTTCTGAGCAAAGCTGTACTTCAAAAATCCAAATACCCATTGACACAAGGTCAGCGCACTGCCCCGTTGCCTGAGCGTGGACCAACAGAGAAAGTTACTGCACAACTTGAGCAAGAAGATATTTTACGTCATGCACCTTCAACCGATGAAGCAGGTTCGCTAATAATCCGTGGCTTTGACGAGAAACAGCTCGATCAGATTAGAGCAGATGCAACCGAACTACAAGAAGAGTTTGGTTCTGGGACTATGTCTGGTTTACGAAGTGTAGAAATTCCACCTGCTGCAGCCGAATCAATACAGAACATAGGCGTTGCACAATCTCAGGCTCTTAAAGAAAGAGCCAAGTTGGCTTACCAAACTGTTAAAGAAGCAGACATGCAACCTATAATGACGCGGGAAGGCATATTACAGACTTCCAAAAACATTATAGATATGATAACAAAAGGTGGCGACGAAGGCTTGGGTATAACTGCTCGTGAACTTGCAGACATGCCTTTGTTACGCAGAGAGCTAGAATATCTTAAGAAGATAAGCAAAATCGCCGGTAACACACGCTTCAAAGGTCAACCGCTCAGAGTTCTTCACGGATACCAGAAATCTCTTAACAGAGCTGCACGTTCCGCACAACAAGGCTCTCCAGAAGCAATGGCATTGAACCGTATTAAAGGTATGGTGGACAGCGCGATCTTTGATGGAATTGAAAAAGGAATTATGGCTGGGGATGAAGCAATCCTTCAGGAACTCAAGTCTGCAACAGAGCTTTACAAACAATACATGAATCTGATAGGAAAAGGTGGTGGGAAAGATACGCAGGAAAAAGCAGCAAACAGGATACTACAAATGATCACGAATCCTAACTCCACTCCACCCCAGATTGTTAATGCTTTGTTCGGTCATGCAAAGTTTAATCCAAACCAGTCAATGATTCTGGTCATAGACAAATTAAAGAACAATCTTCCAGACGGAACTGCGGAAGAAGTTATGGCTTTGCTGAAAGATGGGATACTTGAAAAAGCATTTTCTGGTTCTGGCAAGTCCGGACTCACAAGAACTAACATTGTTAATAATTATGACGACATTTTTATTAAGAACAGAAAGATTATTGAAGCCATATTCACTCCTCAGGAAATAAAACAAATTCAGGCTTTCCGCCAGAATGTTCTCCCGACACTTTGGGCCGAGATTAAATTGAACCCTCCTGGGACTGGTTACATTACTCTTTCAGGTATGGCACATAAAGGTTTGTTGAAATATGCTCAGTTAGTCCCGATAGTTGGCACCGGCACTATTCCTGCTATTCAACAGATAAGATCATCTTCAATTGCTATGGACGCAATCCGGCAGCAAGTCAACAGGATGAACAGACCTCTGTTCTCTGGCGCGATACAAGCAACGGTGCGTCCAGAAACCGTAGAGACAATGAGCAGACCTTATAATTCCAGAACTCTTAAAGATATAGTGAACGATGCGCCACCTTCCTTGCTCAGAAAGCTGGAAGAGAGTGCTACGCTTCTTCCGTAATTATATCAGCGAGCTTTGCCCAGTCGCCTTGGTCCATTCTTCCGAACTTTTTAAACACTAGGCAGTCAAGGAACTCTGGAACGGTGATTTTCTCGTAAACCTTACGAGCATCACTGCCTTTAATCATGCCGACAAAGTCTTTGCCGATTCTGATCAATATCCAGCATCTGCCTTTCAGCTCGTCGTATTCGTTTAACCAGAAAGACTGATTCAGCCTTAACCCGACGCAGATCTTGCTCTTTGGCCAGTCGTCGAGGTATTTAAGTTCTATCCAGCCAGATTTGCCGTTGCGGATATAATGAACATCGGGCATCCCCTCAGAGACTCGATTCTCGACGCGGTACATTTTAACATCTGGTAAAGAACTCCGTACATAATTCCAAAAGTTACGTTCACTCATCGTCCATTAAAAACAGGGATATCGGGTCTTTGGTGATAACATCGGCTAGGTTCTTTTTGCTACGCAGAGCTTTGATGATTTTCGTGTCTACGGTTTTGGGTGCTTCTAGGTCAATGTAGGTTACATTGTTCTTGGTACCGATACGGTGACATCGATCCTCAGACTGAAGCCGAGTCTCTAGGTCAAAGCTGTTAGAGTAATAAACCGCATAATCTGCCGCAGTCAGCGTTAAACCAATTCCACCAGATTGCGGTTGTCCTACAAAATACCGTATTTTTGGATCGTTCTGAAAACGCTCTACGGCGTCCGCTCTGGCGTCGTTGGACACTTCTCCATGGTAAGCAACAGCCAAACTCCCTAGCGCATGCTCTATAGCCTTTAAATCGGCTTTAAATCGTGCCCATATAATCACCTTTGAGTCAATGTCACTTAAAATCTCCAAAAGAGCGTTTAATCTTGGGTTTTTATCCTCAATTGGTTTTACCTCAGTTTCTGTCGGGAACCACCCGCAGACAATCTGTTGTAAACGCAAAAGCCGAGTTATTGTCGCAGGAGCATCAATCTGCTCACCCTCGAGTTCTGCAATGTAGGTTTTGCGCATTTGGTCGTAGAGTTTGCGTTGTTTTTCCGATAACTCCACTGGGTAACGCTGATATATTTTATCTGGCAGGTCTAAGCAGTCTTTTTTAAGAACTCGGAAGGAATGCCCCTCGATGTTCTTGGTCAGCTCGTCCACATTCTGATAAGCCACAATCTGCTTGTTCTCAAAACCACCCATGATGCAATATCTGGCTTTAAAACTGTAAAAGCTGTCGTAGCCCAATATCTGCGGATCCAAAAACTTAAACTGGCTGTAAATGTCCTCTGGTCCTTTTGTGACAGGGGTTCCGGTCATGATCCGGCGGTATTTACATAGGTTAGACAACTTGGTGATGACTTTTGTGCGCTGTGCTCCTGGACGTTTAATTCTTGAGCTTTCGTCCACAACGAGCAGAACCTGATTGGCTAGCATTATTTTATTGATCAGATTAACAGCATTTTTGCTCACAAACGCTTCAACATTGAAAGTGAACACTTTCATTTTATCGTGTGTGTTCATTACCTCTTCAAAACGCTCGGTGTCTTTTTTCTTCATCCCTGAGTAATAATACACAGACTCGTACGGACACCAATCCGGCAAGTGCTCCGGTATCTCTTTCCGGATCCAGTTCCGGTGAACCCCGTTGGGTGCGATTACAACCATGCAATTAATCTTGCCAGCCCCATACAAATATGCGGCATTGTCAATGATCACTTTTGTTTTACCAGTTCCTTGCTCCATCAACAACGCAAATGTCTCGCTGTCTCGGCTCATGTAAAAGGCTTTACGCTGGTGGTCGAAGGGCTTGGTCTTAAATTTAAAGTCGTCCTTTTCTGGCAAAGGTGCAGTTTTCCGTTCTCGGATCTCTTCGGTACTTTTTAGCTTTGTAATGTATTCATCCAGTATATGGGAAACAGAAGCATCCCATTTTGCTTCTGGCCAGAACTTACGGATATGATCTATGTTTGCTCCGGTTGCGGCAAACATTAACTCTCTGCCAACCCATTTTTTGAATCCTGGAAGCGCAGAGAGCCTTTGAACAGTTTCGGAATTAAGCGGTGTTTTTGCTAAACAATAATTTCTGCTAGCTTTTGTTATGAGCATTAATGTACCAGTCGTATGTCTTCAAACGAGTGCTCCCACTCTTGTGGCTCTTCAAAGCCGGATGTTACTTGGAGTTCCATTTGGTCGGCGATTTCTTTCTCGCTCGGCATATTGTCTGGGTCGCATTCGACCTCGACTAAAACATCGTAGTAAATCCGCTTGACCACAGTTCCGGTGAACTTATGAAGTTTTTTCATGCTGCCTCCTTCATGACTTCAATTAACTTTGGTCTTTTGAGTATAGTTGATTTTTCTTCGTTGTAAATATCGTGTTTGGCGACAAGACCAGCAATCTTGATCTTGCCACCTTTGATAACATTTTGACGGAAATAAAATCCTGTTTCGTCTTTAACCTCTTCATCCAACCAGCTTGCATTGGTGAATGTTTTAACAACATTTCCATTTTCGTCAACCATGATCAGCATAGTTGATCCACCAAACTTGGTGCTAACGTTCTTGCGCAAAACAACTTTAAGTTCGATCTCGATCTTCTCACCAACTGTGCCGACGAACTCTGAAGTCTTTTTCTCAACAACTGGCTTTGCAACTTTTTCTGGGATTGAAAGAACACCCTCTTCGCAAAGCTGTTGAACAGCAACCATAGTTAATTTAAAAGTAGGCTGTTTGATTCTGATATTGACTTCTTCAGACTTTAACCATTGCATGTACTGAGGGTCTTTCTCGACGATTTCAGAAAAAGTTCTGCCACGATATTTACCGAAGTTAATGATCTGGTGCTCTTTAATGAAAGCTATAACACGATTGTTGAGTAACTCGTTATTTTTGTGAGCACGAAGATCAAAGTCAGCATACCCAGTCAACAAAGAACCAGTTCGGGATGCATATTGTTCAGCCATCTCATCAGCTTTTTTAGGGTCTGTTGAAAGATTCTTAATGTATCTGTCGCTGAACATCCAACCATTATTTGGGTCGGTTGAATAAATAACTTTTCTCAATGTGTAGAACCCAGTTAGCTCGCCTGTCCCGATGTAAACTTCACGCTTGATATGGTCTGTCATTTTGCTTTCCTTTCTCAGTATTTATAATAATTATACTGTATTCCGCCACTTATTAAAACAAATTTCTTCATGTTTTAAAACAAAGGTTTACAGGGATATTTCCCCTCTTTTTGAGGGGATTTCCCATCAGAATCTGGGTCTGCTCAGGATCGGGAAGAAGTATTTCACGAACCTGTTCTTGTGCTCAGACTCACTTATGTGTTTCCACTCCCCAGCTGTCCAGCTGTCGGTTATGCTGTTGTCCCTGCCGTCGACCAATACCCAGTGGTTCCCCACACAAACGATGTACAATTTATTGTCCATGTTCTCGCGCAGGTAGTGGTAGAGTTTTTTACGTTTTGTTGGGCGTTCGACTTTTCCAGAATCGACCCCGAACTGCTCCAGAACAGCTCGGCACTGCCAGTGTGAAGTTCCGGCAACGTGGCGTTTGCCGGTGTGAGTGCGGAAAGCCTGATAAGAGGTCTCGTAGTCAATCTTGGCTACTGCTGCAACTACGTATGGTCCACACCAAGTTCTCCTACGTGTTCCGTAACAGTCGAAAACTTCGCGTTTCTGTGGTGCTGGTTTTTCCATCTTTTGTTCCTTTCTCAAAAATCGGGAAACATTTCCCAATACATTAATTATACTTTTTTCTGCCAGAGAAAGCAACACTTTGCTTACAGCCCTTACGGTTATTAGGTTTTTAAATTCAATCACTTGTAAAATTTATTCGAGCTTCCTCCACTTTTCAACATAAATCTTACGGAATCCAGCTCTTAAATTCCCTTTTATCAAGTACCAATCTCCAATGCGTCCATCCTCGACTATTTGTTTACCGATTTTACTGTACTTGAAACGGTCAATGGTCGCGATGATTGGACCAGTGTCATCCTCAAAAGTCATGTTCAGCCATAGATTGTTCGAATCAACCCGACGACCGCCACGCTTTGCGAGGTTGACGGTTTCGTTCATGTCTCGTAAGTTTTTCTCTTTCAGCTTACCGAAAAACACAAATGTTCCTGGAGTGTCTGCGTCGAGTTTTTCAATGTCAGTGATTTGTGTACGGATGTTGTACTTTTCCGGATCACGCTTTATGTGACCGAACTTGCGGTCGCACTCGAAAATATCGTCATATGGGGTTGTGCCCTCGTTCAGCAGTTTTTCCTGACGTGGTGTCAATGGTTGTTTGAGTTTTCTGCGCTCAACAATGTCCTCTGCCATTTTTGGACCAATGCCTTTAATACCGCCCAGCCCACCAATCAGCTCTCCATCCTGCACAGACCAGTTTTGCTTCGACTTGAATTTATCAAACGGTTTATAGCCCAGACCCTCTTTCACCACTTCACGTAAGAGACGAACCGCTTGCTCATCATCTTTAACGTTACGCAAACACGCAGCAGCAAACTCAAGAGGAAATCTAGACTTAAGAACACAGCACCAATAAGATACAAGCCCATAAGCAATGGCATGAGAGCGATTAAAAGCCCAACTGCCCATAGTGTTGATATTATCCCAAATGCGCTGGGCTTGTTCCTCAGATATTCCATTTTCAGCTGCACCAACTTTGAACCTTTCCCAGAATGTGTCAAAATATTCCTTTCCGTAAGATTTGGACATCGCTTTGCGCAAAGTCGAAACATCCTCCCATGACAACTTGCCAACATCGCGTGCAATCGTCATGACCTGTTCCTGATAAACAACAACCCCGTTGGTGACTTTTGTTATTTTTTCAGTTAATGGGTGCAAATACTCCACCGGAGCTTCACCAGTGTGACGTTTAATATACTCGGTTGTGCCTCCGGAGTTAAGTGGTCCAGGACGCGCCAAAGCTGTGATTGCGGCAATGTCCTCAAAGCTATGAACCTTCATTTGGTGAGTGACGGATTGTAGCGCATAGCCCTCGAACTGGAAAATGCCTGCGTACTTGGCAGTGTTTAAAACTTCAAATGCAGCTTCATCCTGCAAAGGGTAATTGATCAGCTTGTCTCTGTCCCACCCTACTTGATCAAGCACATCCTGCAAAACAGAAAGTGTGCGCAATCCGAGTGCATCAATCTTCAACAGATTAAGTTCTTCAGCATCTTTTTTATCAATCTGTGCTGCACCTGTCTGACCAGAAACAGAACAGTACTCACTCACTGGGTGCTCAGTTACAATAATCCCTGCGGCATGAACCCCGTTGTGCCGAGCGTGGTTTTCCATATCTGCGGCAACTTTCATCTGTGGGTATTTTTCCAGCACAGCCCTGCCAACATCCAATTCATTAAATGTGTCCAGGATACAAAACGCGGCACGTGAATCTCCAGAGCTACGCTCTATAATTGCACCTTTCAAGTCGTTCACTTCCCAAGACGGGATGCCGAGCTCTTTGGCAACTTCTGCGATTGTGCTCTTGGCTTTGTAACGGGAAACTGTCCCCAAGTGTGCAACTTTCTCTGCACCGTATTTAGCTCGCAAATATTCAAATACCATTTCTCTTCGATCATCCTGAAAATCAATATCAATATCTGGCAAGTCCTCACGAGTGATATCGATGAAACGCTCAAACAACAAATCATGTTCAATTGGGTCAATGTCGGTTATGTCAATCAAATAACAAACCAGAGACCCAGCTGAAGAACCACGCGCTGGTCCGACCAACATATGTTGCTTTGCGTACTTGATCATATCCGCGATGACGTAAAAATAATCTTCAAAGTTTTTCTGCGCAATCATATCCAGCTCACGCTTGAGCCTTGCGGCATAAACCTCGTCGTCCAAATTTATATTTTTACGCTTTGCACCTTCCTCACACATTTGTAGCAAAGTCTTCTGGCTGTGGAAGGAAACCATCTGTGCGGTCGGTAGATTAACATCGCACATCTGTGCAATTTTGTAAGTATTCTCCAGTGCAATCTCAGGTGCCCAAGGGAGTGCATCTCTCCACTCCCATTCATTTAAAACGTGCATCGGGGCAGTACGGTCTGTGCGGTTTTTACCAACCAGCACCTCGTACGCTTTTTTGTCTCTCACTGTTGGGTAAAAATTATCTGAAGTCGCCACAACCTGAAAACCTTTTTTCTCTGCAAACTCCAGAGCCTTGCGTGAGCTCATTGGGTTCAGCTCTATGAAAAGGTTTTCTTTCTTTGTTAACGGTAACAAACCCCAATCCGGTGTTGTTCCGCTCAGCATAATGATGTTTTCACTCACATCGAACAAATCATCGTACCCAAGCCGAGGATAATAATAAAAATGTTCTTTGTCAGTGCTCTTTGTCACCAGCTTGTAAATTTCTGTCAGCCCAGCATTGTTACGGGCGATGAAAGCCATCTCGTTGGCGGGTTGCTTGGAACGTTCTGTTGCATCTCCAACAACAGGAATCTCAACCCCGAACAGAGGCTTTTTGCCAGCAGATTTGCAAACCTTGCTAAAGTTTACATGACCCCAAGTGCCAGAATCACATATCCCGATTGCATCTCCGCTGACAGATTCTACTATTTTATTAACCGAGCCGAACGCTTTACGGAAACAGTACTCAGTTCTGACTCGGATATTGATCATGGGAAAAGTATAACCGCAACCAACACAGCTATAAAATTAATAACTATTGGATCCATCAGATGTGCCCTTCCTTTCTGTACCATTTTAAAATTTTCACTGTTGCTTCAACATCCGCAATCGAACGGTGTGCGCCAGTGTGCTCTTCCCCAGTAACCTCGAAATAAATATCTCCGAGTTTACGGAACTTGCCCCAAACAGACTTGCTTATTTCCATAGTGCAAATATGATCTGGTGGCCATGGGAACTTTGTAATCTTGTCTATCCTTTCTAGTTCGAACCGCAGTATTCTACGGTCGAAAGATAAATTATGCGCCACGAGCTGACTTTCGCCAAGGAAAAAATCACACAATGTTTTGTAATTCCCTATGAAAGGTTTTTCATCCTTCAGCATTTCGTCGGTGATGCCTGTGATCTTGGTGATCTGAGGATCTAACTCATGACCAGGATTGCAGAAAAACTCCAACCGAGCAACCTCGTTCAGATCTGCGTCGAGTTTCAATCCACCAAACTCGATGATCTTCGGTTGTATTTCTAGGTCAGAACCTTCTGCTTTTGGCAAGCCGGTCGTTTCCAAATCATACACTATCATCAGCAGTTTTCCTTTTGAAGCCAGATGGCTTTTTCTTGGCCAAACAAACATCACATCGCCAATGTCGTTGCCCGTTCTTCAACAATATTCTTTTGAATGCTGGACGAGTCCTACAGCCTTGACAAGTTTTGCTGGTTTCGCCGTTAATTATTAATGTCATGATCCAAAGACTCCAACATGAACGCATAAACTCCCATATCGTGGACTGAATCAATATGAGTGTCTGGCCAATTTTGAGCGTACCGCGTCAACTTGGCAACAATCATGTTAACAATCCCGAAACGATTCCACTCCTCCTCAGTACGCAGAGTTATACCATCCGGAAACAAAGCTGTCATAACTTTTCCGTGCTGAAGGTAGTTCTGCCCGTAGACTTTGCTCCGCTCTCGGAAAGTTTCCAGAGCTTGTTCCATGCATTGTTCAGGAGTCATAATGTTCCTTTTCTTTGTTCATTGCTTCAATCAGCCCTTGCCGGTATCCGTCTTGCCAACCTTCAGAGTATGCAGTTTGCCAACTCATGCCTTCCTCTTCTCGGTCGATGTAAGTTCTCTCGATTGCTTTTTCTAAATTGTAACGCATCGTGCCAACAATGTCGAAAACCCGCGCAACCTTTTCCCCGTCAAGTTCCAAATCATTTCCGTTCAATTTAAGTTCTGGCATCACATATCTCCTGGAGCAACTTGTAAACAATGAACACCTTCCCCACGCCACATGTCCACACAACTGCTTTTGTCCTCAAGCACAAACCAAACATCTTTGTAATTAAAATTGTCCTGAAAGATTTTTTGTTTGCAGTCTGCGTCTGAAAGGTGATTGTCGTTTGGTCTCATCAGCAATCTGTCGTAAGGTATATCGTTCAGCTTCAACCAACGCTCGGTCTCTGTCCGGTTGCGCTCAGTTCTCGCAGTCATGATAACAACCTCTGTCTCTGGGTCTTTTAACCTACGCAGTATGTTGCAGATGGCTTCAATCGGTCTGTCTTTAATTCCTTCTGCGTTGAATTGTTCATACTCACGCTTTTTATAGAGCTCAACCCTATGACCATAATCCCCTAACGTACCGTCTAAATCTGAAATAATTACGCGCTTATCCACGATGGAGCCTCTCTGTTTGTGTACTTTGTTGCAAAAGAAATTTTTTCACCTACAATGTAATCGCGGTACGCTTGCACTGCGCGGTTGGGGTGTTGTTTGTATTGATCCGGCATACACTGTGGTGGTTGAGTCCAAGCAACGTCCGGAATGTTTTTGGGTAACTCTTTAAGAGCTTGTAACAGCTTTTGCTCGGTCTTGTGGACTTTGCCGTAACGGTGAGTGTACTCTTTGCAGAGCGATGCAAAAAGCTCATAAGCCCAACGGTAATGTTTGATTGAAGAACGTACCCAAACTGCTGACGGGTGATTCTTGTGAGTGGACTTGTACATACCGAGCGCGTCTGCGTTGGTGTCGCCGTCCAACTCTCGGTGTGCGGTGCTGAGCAACTGCGCGGTCTCGAGAATCATCTTAACACAATGCTTGTCACAGTGTGCTATTGCTGCAAGAGGCGCGTAATGGTGTAGATAAAATATGTTCATCTTTTGTTCCTTTCTCAGAAAATTTCAATGTCAATATTGTTTAATGGCGTCTCACCAGATTCATGATCCTTTAACAGCTTTTCAATTTCTTTCAAAACCGAAGCAGAATCATCACAACGTATCGGATATTTGAACCCGAGCTCATTAGTGAAAAACACTATGAATTTTTCCATATTTTTCCTTTCTCAGTAAGAACCATTATTATACTCTGTAATTGATCAAAAGAAAAGCCTGAAAACCCTTCTCAGGAGCCCAGTTTTCTTGCGTTTACTCAGCAGGTACTGGACTGTCTTTTTGCCCTGCCAGCCCATCTCCTCGGCTATTTGTAGGTAGGTTTTGCCCTGTTTACGGAGAGCGTGGACCTTATCAACACAAGCCTGATCATATTTGAAACTTTTGTATTTGGACATCATTTTCTCCTTAAATGCTGTATGGACACCAAGAATTAAAAACATACCTCTGAACATATTTGCAATCATAATCCATGCAGTACGTTCCTACATATTTGAACCCTTGCGCAGTGGAAACTCCCTCGCACCGCAACAGCGTGGCGGACATGGCAGGGATCGCAACCGAACAATACAGAACAGCAATAGCTAACAACTTTTTCATAAATCCTCCTATGGGTTAAGTGCTTTGTACATGGATGGTGCAGCCCACTCAGTGGGTGTCAAAAACGGTTCAGCCCATGGGTGGACTTTAACAACTTCCCCAACCATCAGCTTGAACACTTCTTGGTACTCGCCTTGCGCACGTGGTGAGAGCCGAGACTTGGCCATTTCACTCAGTGTGCGCAGATTGAATTTTGCAACGATGTTTGTATGAATGTTTGTCGGTAATACACCGCGAGCATCCTCAGCCGGAACTATCTTGCGTAGTTTTTGGTAGTAGATGTTGATTGTTTTCATACACTCGTCGTAATACGTTTTTGCATCTTCGTTTTCCTCGATGCGTGGCGGAGTGTAATAACTGAAACCAGTCATATCAACTGTGCGCTGAGACTGCTGTGCGTACGAGCCTTGTCTGGTGCGAACGAACTGGTGGGTGAATCCTCGGGTCACATCTCTCACATTAAAAGTGTAATCAATGAACTCCCAAGAGGAGCGGATTGTTTTAAGCATATAATCCAACTCCTCTTGTTTCTGTTCTTCAGTCCAATTGGAAATTTTCTTGTACGCATCGTCGTCGTTCATTAAGCGAGTGTTCTTGGTGAACAACAACAGATTAACTGCATCATCGGTGTAACTTATCAACTCAACCTTCATTTTATTTTCCTTTCTGAGAATGCATCCAACGTGAATAGTCAGATTCTTTCGAGACGAACTCGTCTATGATTTTTAAATCCTCAACAACATCATCCATTAACAGCTGTCGCCAAGTGGCAAACCGCCCAACGGAGTAAATGTTGTGTTTGGTGGTCATTTCAAAAATAAACTGCTTGCGTAACCGTTCGTCGATTGGTCGGATCTTCCCGAACTCCTGAGAAGATTCTTTTATATCGACGAGCTTGGTTGGCTTTATACCGAAATCATCCATCAGCGTGATCATTGTGTGCTGTCCAGCGTTCATGTTAGGCTTGCGGATGAATTCAGATATCACCGTATCACCCACGACTGAAACTCGGTAGTGATCTGTGATTGGGTCAGGGTAGTAAACGGTTTGGTGAACCGCGCACTCCATGTCTATAATGCGTGCAGTCTGTGTGTAGATTTTTTGCTTAGGGAACTCTGGCACATCTGGCCAACCAACAATCTTCATCAGTATCGGCATCGGTATTGTGGAGATGATTGGGGTGTTGTACTTTTTTGCATCCTCTATCGACTGCATCGTCATTGGATCATTGTACAATATGTTGCAGTTTTTAGACATTGCGCTTATGAGTTCCCAAGGAGCAATGTAACGGTCAACCGGATCCAAATTGCTGATCGAACGGCTCAGTATCGCACCTGTGACTTTTTGTGAATACAAATTGCTCAAGAAAAGATTCGGCGTTGTCACGAGTTTGCCATCGTACTTGATTGCTTTGTGAACGCGAACTTTCCTGAACGGTATGTTACAGGCTGTGCCGACTTTGTCAGTTCGGAACCGCAACAGAGCTCCATGGTTGTTTGGCAGAGAACCTTGCGACTCACAAATGGTAGGATCAAACCTACGCAAAGCGTGTGCCGCCAACAGACCTGCCAATCCTGCTCCATAAATAAACATCAATTAACCTCGACATTCCCTTTTTTAATATCCCAAGCCAAGTCTTGCAACCTTCCACCTTTCGAGACAAACATCTCGTAGCTGATTGGGGAGTTGTCGATAATTATTTGCAAAGATGTGTAACCGTGCGTGTCTTTGCGACGATTGTTGTCTTGAGTTTTGGCTACGAGGTTTTTCCCTGCGTAACCAGATTTGCGTCCACGTGTGCTTCCGCTTTTGACTTGTTTAACTTTAACTTCTACGACTTCCATAGTTTTACCTTTCAGTCTTTGTTTAATGTCGAGCAATTCCTCATGAGCTGATTCCCAACTAAATTGGATATTGCCTGTTTTGTGAAACTCGTGCCAATCTCTTTTGTATTTCTTTTTGAAAACTTTAAGATCAGCACTGATGTGTACGTAGCCACGAGGCAACTGCTCCACGCTTATTTGCATGGAGTCAGCTAGCTTCTGGCAGTTTTGTTTTGCGCTCATGTTAGTCTAATCTTGACTGTGGGTAAGCGTCAATGTTGTTCTTTCTGAGCACCTCGGAGAATGCTTGTGCGTAGGCGCGTTTGCGTTCATGGCTTTGATTAAATTCATTAACCCAAATTGTGTACCCAGTCTCAAACTGAGACTTGCGCCCAATGTTGTTGTCTTTCAGAAACTTCACAAACTTACCGCGTGCTGGGTGGATTTTAATCCAAGCAAATCCACACAACCCATCACTAACAACTTCACGCTGTGGTTGGTTGTTGCTGTCGGTCCAAGTCACAATCATCGGTTGTGGCGTATGACGTTGTCCGGCGATGATTCCTGCATTGTGCGCTTCTAAATAAATCTCGGCTGCTTTACGCATGTTAAGTTCCTTTCTCAAAAAAGACAGTTAATTCTGTCAGTTTAATAATTATCTCTTAATTCTGTCAAAAAGAAAACAATTTTAATCAATTTTATTTTCATTTAAAAACAAAGAGTTATCATTAAATTTCATAGTGCCTCAGACCTCTTGGTCTGATTAACATCAGATTTTGACGAGTTCTGGTCACTGCCACATACCAAACTCGGTTCTCCTCATCCTTGTGAGAGTTCTCCCAACTCAGCTTGCCCATGTCGGTGATTAACGCAACGTTGTCTGCCTCGCCACCTTTTGATTGATGAATGGTGGATATTGTGATCCTTGGTTTCTCGAAAAACTTCTCCCCATTGCGTAAACATGACCGTAGATACTCACGCTCGTCTGGGGCAATCCCGCGCAACATCCGCATCCAATCAAACTCCCGAGCTGCATCCGGAAAACCAAAATCTTTAAAAACGTATGTGTCTTGTTTTTTCAGCCTCGGTTTTTCAATCAGAAACTGAATCATGTTTTTATATTCGAACAGTGTGATCTTTCCACCACTGCGTAACCGTTCCCAACTCAATATGGCGCGAGTCTCTTCAGTCTCCAAAGAGTTTTGTCCGTTGTATAAATATGCGTAGCCTTGCTGTCGAGCAGACAGTCTGAAGCGATTCAGTAGGTACTTGCTCCGGCTCATGCAAAGCCATGTGCCATCTTTTGCGAAATCGATTTGTTGCTCATCTGCGATGTACTCGACTGAGCCAGCATCTGTGCGTGGTGACCATGGTTTCACATAACGATTTTTAATCCTACTGACAATGTTGAGTGCGAGTTTGTGAACCGAACGCGGGATGCGGTAACTTTGCGGGAGTATCTTACGGTCTCCAGATAAATTTAAAAACTTGTTAACATCTGCACCAGCCCAACCAAAAATTGCTTGGTCATCGTCGCCGGCAATGTAAACTTCCTTGGCACAGGATGCGGCTTTGATTGCCATTTTGTATTGTAGTGAGCTCAGGTCTTGTGCTTCGTCAATGATGCAAATGTCGATGTCGAGTTCGGTGTTGTAGGATTCGAGCATGTCGGTGAAATCGAACAGACCTAACTCTTTTTTATATGCACGCAAAGATCTGTCGTATTGTCGAGCTGCATGAAGTGTTAAATCGTTCACAGAGGTTATATGGTATTGATCCTCAACAGAACGTAACCCAACACGCGCCAAACTCTCGATGCGTGAACATTTATCTCCCAGCCCATCACCAGTGTGAATCCCCAAGTCTTCATCGTAGATGCCTCTGAACTCAACCCCGAGTGCTTTGCCAAGTTTGCGGTAATGGTTATCAGTCATGACCTCGTCGCGCTGTAACCCCAGCTCTCTGAATGCCAACGAGTGCAACGTTCTGAAAAACGGGAAGCGTGCCTCGTCGAATCCGAACTGTAACATTGCTCGCTCTTGTGCCTCGTATGCAGCTTTGCGGGTGAACGCCAAGTAAGCAATGCGCTCTGGCGGAACACCACGTGTTAATGCATCTTCAACAATGCGTAGGAGCGTAGTTGTCTTGCCAGTTCCTGGCGGACCAAGTATTACTTGAACGTGTCTCATTCTTTGTCAGCGTGATAAGAATTATTTTTAATCCAACGCATGAAAGAAAGAAACTTCATCATTGACTCTTTAACATCTTTTTCCATTGGCCAGAGTTTTACAAAATCTTCGTCGAGATATTGTGCGACAGATTTCATGTGTCCGACTATCTCGGAAACTTGCCTTGGTGATAAACTAGTCCATAGTTCGTGGTAAGTTCTCATGGTGTTAATCTCCCAAATCATTTTTTCGATCTTGGATCGGTCTCTTGGGTCCATCATCAGAACTGCTCCTGTACGGCAGTTGGTATTTCTAAATCATCCTCGTCGTCGTAGAACTCTGGTGCTGGAACCGACCATACTTTAACTGGTTTGGACTTAATTCGAAAAGTCTTCCGGTCTCCACCAGATGAGCGCAACCAACTCCACACCTGATGCTGAGAGGGGTATCTGAAACGTCTTCCTTCGAGATATATAAATAAGTCCTCGGAGCGGAAGTAGACTTTGCCCTCGTCTGGGTCATGCCATGGCTTGGCGTTCATAATTTCGTCGCGATGTCTTGCTTGAACTTTTCCAGTTAAGAACGAGTCCAACATTTTCTCAAACTGACCTTGTGGCGATGCGTCGTCTGGGTCTTGTATGACTTCAACAGTGTTAAGCAATTCGTTAATGCGTTGCTCCCAACGTTGTGCAGGCATTTTTGCTGGGCACTTGTTCAGTTTCTCAACGCATATTTTTTGCAACTGGCTTTGGTCGAGGAGTTGTTGGGTTGTGACCTCGATGCGCTCGCCTTGTATCTCTAAGTACCAGCGCACAGAACTGCGGTTCTCGGTTTCGTACTTTGTGATTGCGTCGATCTCAATCGCCAACCCACCACCAACACCACCAATCCCGAACTCACGCTTCATGCACTTGGACTTCTCACAATAGTTACAGATTGGTGCTTGCTTACAGGTGTATGCGTAATCTTTTTTGCTCACGGATTTTATTAACCCATTGACCTCACCAGATGGCAGGGGTGCTGGCATGCTTTCATAATTAAACCGCATCAAGTCCTCTTGCCAGTCGTCAGGGTTCTTTTTCCGGAAGTACACCCCAACGTTAAACAACGAGATGTTGCGACCACCTTCTGGGAAGCCCATCGTCATGATATGTTGAAGGCATGGCGGACCATCGTCGAAGTGAGATGTTAAGTCTGGTTCGAACGTTTGTAGCTTTTCCCATGTGGTTGTTTTCTTTTCTGCAAACTCTACAAAACTTTCCAATGAAAGTTTTTTGCCTTTGTGAATTGCGAAACGCTCAGTGTTGTCTCCATCCCAATAACACAAGTTAATCCAGTTGCCTCGGTCTCGGTCGTTGGCTCGGCTGATTTGCTTGGGGAATATTTCCGCACCACCATAACCCAACGTTGCGGCAAACTCGTTAAGTTTGGCCACCATGTCGATTGCAGCAATAGCCGGTTCACAAAATAAGTACAAGTGTGCACCACCACTCTTCGATCTACAAAGCACAAGTGGGGTGTCTCTAATTTTTTTCTCCAACTGTTCCAAAGATTCGTTCAGCTTAACTTCGCCACGGATATCGATGTCGATCACACCAAAGTTGCACGAGTTATCATCACGCAACATGATCACACCGAGTATGAACTCGCCACCTTTTAAATGAGATTCGTAGTGTTGCAGAGTTGCCGGTTCGGAAACGGTTACGGCTCTGCCCGACATTTTGCCGTCGGCTTCGCGCTTGGAAACGCGGTATTCCCCGTGGGCTTGCGAGTAGCCACGAAACAATTTCATGAAGCGTTTAATTAACGGTGCTTCCATCAGGATCATTCCTTTCTGAAAAAGAGAGGGGGCTCAGCCCCTCTCGTCAGTTTTACATTACGTCGGTTTCGTCGACTTCTTGTGCTACTTTGACTTCGCCTGATGTTGCGGATTGTCGGAATGATCTTGCGGCAAGATACAAATCTTTGCCATTTGGGAGTTGCTCGATGATGCCACCGCTTTGTGCATCGTACAACATTTTAATGGACCAACCAAACCATGAACCCTGATCGTTTTCCTCGGGCACAGTCGTGAGTTGGTACGCGGTCCAAAATGAAGCGGCAGGTATGCTTTGACCGTTCACATTGATTGTGAGACGTTGCATCATTGCGTTCCACTGTCGAGCTTTTTTGCTTTGGCTCTTGGACATGCTGATTGAAGCAGGAATGTAAGAACCATCCTCGTTCACCACAAGCACAATGAACTCAGAGGTGGGAACAACTTCGTTTCCGTCGGGAGTTAAATACTCCCCACGTGAACCTCTGGTCAGTGTTGTGAGACAAGAACTGTCTGGTCCATGATCCGCGACAAATCCACCTCTGTCCGCTTTCCACTCAAGATGTGCTTTGCGGAAGTGGACCGGAATCACTGTGAGACCTTTTGCTCCGTCGTACACAGCTTGCGCAACGTTGTCGTAGATCGAGCCTTGCTCTGCGCCTTCGATGTATGCTCCGTCGCGTTTGTTAACTTGTGGACTTAACGCTTGCAGAATACTCAGGCGTGGAATCATTATATCGTCACGTGTGACGTTTTCCAGCCCTGCTCCTGCGTCTTCTAAAAGTATTGATGAGTCAAATGCGACCACATCGGTGTTTTGCTTTTTTGCTACTTCTGCTTTTGCCATAATGATTATCTCCTAATGTTGGCACGACGACCAGTGTAAACTCTGAACAACTCCATGGGCACATCACGACCCTCCGTCAAACGCTCTTTCATAAAACTGTTAAGTGTCTGGGGGTGGACGCTGGTTGCCCGTTTGTAATTTAGATGTTGGTCACGCAAAGCTGCAGTGAATGCGTTTGCTGCCTCGTCCTCATCACGTCCAAATTGAACCTCAACTGCGCTCTTGATCAGATCCCCGCCACCATTGGCGCGTAACCAATCAAAGCACTGCTGTTGGAGTAACAACAACTCTGCCCGCACAGATTCCTCTTTGGCGCGGTCGATTGCACCTTGCGAGGGAATGCTTGCTTGGATCACATCCTTCACGTCGATCTTCGAACCATCGTTCAGTTCAAAGCTACGGATGTTGAGCTCTTGCATCAGATCTGGTAGATCGTTCTCCGCCAACACTTTGAGATCCTGCTTCTTTTGCTTCAACAGCTCTTCCATGCGTTCAATCTCAGCTTCGAGATTGACCATGCGTTGAGCCATGTCTGCGACTGCACCAAGTTCTGTGGACGCTGGTGCCACGTCCATGAGCAGATCAATGTCGGTTGACATACGTTTAGTCTTCCTTTCTAAACTCGAGCGCAACGGGCATGTACCAACCTTTCCGCCTGTCGCGTTCGCCTTCTTCGAGATTGCGCTCCCAACGGAGCACTCGTACTGTGTTGGCCTTTTCACGTGCGATCATCGTAACAATCATCACCGCAATCGGGTCACCACCTCCTGGCCAAAGAATATAATCTTCTGCCGAGAAGTCTTTCATGATGCGACGAGCTTTTTGTATGCTCGGCACCGGCAAGAACTGCGGACGGTCGTTTTCCTCGAAAACGATCTCGAGTGTACCGTAACGCGCAGCATCACTTAAATCTGGAGTCCACCCGAACTTGTTACGAGTTGGGCGGTTGACTACGTAAACTTTTGGCACTTTCTGTCCTTTCTCATCGTTGAAGATTAATTATCGTTGTTTTCGGTGCTGAAGAAAAGAAAAATTTTGCGTTTCCGGTTGTTTCCTTATTTTTCAACAACGAAACCGCCGAACCCAGACTTTTGGATCGAGTTGTTTTGGACCCCGTCCTTGGAAATTGGTCGGCTTATTATAAAGGAGGATTTTGTGTGTTGTTGTGTGTGTGAAATTTCAGAGAATCTGTGGTTTCTGGTTTCGGTCTGCTGTTTTATTGAGCAAAAACAAAAGGTTACGGACGAAACCGAAAAACATTATTAGCGGAAACGTAACCCAGAGTCTGGGAACTTTTTTTAATATTTTTTGTAAGTCTTTGTTTTAAAACAGAAACAAAAGTGATAAAAATGTTGCTCTGTTCCCCGAAAAGAGAGATAATTACTTCATCGGGAAATAAATCCCGCCAACTGAGAAAGGAAATAAAATGTCTACATTGGTTTGTGTTTGGCAACAAGACTGGAACAACAACAACGAACTCCGCATGGTGGCTGTTGTGGATGCTCCAACCGACAATAACACTCTTGCACTCAGCGATGCTTATGCAATGACGCAAACGGTTGATGATTACTGGTGGAACAACGGTGCTGTTCAAAAATGTTTCACTGGCAAGGGTTGTGCTTCGACTTCGGTTGGTGATGTGTTGCACACTTCACAAGGTTGGTTCCGAGTTGAGCCAGTTGGGTTTAAGCGCGTTGACTTAGAAGATTTGAATTTTGGTAAAGAAATTGTTGAGACCAAAAGCGTTGAGGAAATTGATTTATAATTTACACGAGGGGGGCTTATCCCCCTCATTTTTGAGAAAGGAAACAAGTTATGAAAAAGTTTTGCAACCAACACCTCTACAGCGACATTGAGCCTTACGAAGTTGTCCGAGTGATCTCAGAGAAAACAATTGAGATTCGTCAGATGAAAGCAGTCGAAACAAATTGGGGCAGGGAGTTTATCCCAGGAGGATTTTTTGGACACACCCCAAATCAGGATCAGCAAAAGTGGTTGATTACGTCGGACGAAACAAAACCAATCATCCGCGCTCGGTTCAATAAACCAAAGGGCTACAAGCACGGGTTCTGGAGAAGCAAGCATGGTCGGCACTACCTAGCCGATGAGCCAATTAAATTCTACGATTACAACTTTTGAGGAGAAGTGTGTGGGACTTGTTAAAAGCAGAATGATTTTGGAGAACTCCCGAGAGGAGTTCTTCACCTTAAAATTTAACAGAGAAGAACTGCGGTATTTGCTGGATGCGGTTCAGCTTTACTTTCCGGTGGTGGAAGAAAAATACGACCGACAACAAGAGTTCGAACATAATCTGGCGGTTTTGGGTCACATTGAAAAGAAAATTGAACAACATTTGAGGAGTTGAACATGGGTGATAAAAGCAATTGGACATTACGTTATAACAGAACTGCTCGGGATATTTACGGCAAGAGCCTAATCAGATCAGACTTCGTTGAGCAGAAAGACGAGCGCGTTGTGGAGTTGTTTATCTGGTGTATGATTGGTTTGGTGCTTGGGGCTTTAATTTTTTAAAAAAGGGGAGCATAATTCGGGGTGAGAATTTCACATTCTCTCCTCCCCTAAGGTAAGTCTTTGGGCTACTGAAACTGGTAGCCCTTTTCTTTTGCCGTAAAATCAGCGATACTTGTTGACAGTTAGTTGAACTGTTGACCACAGAAATAAAGGTTTTGACCATGGAAAATGGTAAATCAGAGAATAAAAAACGTGTTGGACGTCCTCCAAAAGAAAGAGGAGAGGAAATAATTGTCCAAAGACCAGTTAAAGATGGTCCTCCCGTTCAGCCAGAGACTTGGGACGGCAAATTTAAATCAGTTGAGCCGATGAAGTACCAAAAGCCTGCACGCAAAAGCCGGTACAAGTGGAATCACCACGCAACAATCAATTGGATCATGGGTCAAGCAGACCCTGTCGGGTTTTTGTCGCTTGTGATGCAGGGCAAAGAGATATTCCCAGTTTACACAAAAGACTCACAAGGCAACGCAACACAATCTGGCAAAATTGCAGCCGATCCCGAACTCAGAGTTCTGGCGGCAAAGACTTTGCTCGGTAAATGCGTTCCCGATTTAAAAGCAGTGGAAGTAAAAGCACAAGTTGAACAAACACGAGTTTTGGACATAAACAGACTAACAGATAATGACCTCACAACAATTGAACGAGTTCTTGAGCACGCTGTCATTGACGGAAGTGAGAGCGGAGAAGATGAGGAGATCACTGAAGGAGTTTACCAAGAGGTCTTGGCAGACGATTGAGCCAGGACGTGATTTTCACGACAACTGGCACATAGACGCAATCAGCGAACATCTGCAAGCGGTCGTTGAAGGTAAAATCCGGCGGTTGATCATTAACATACCGCCTCGTCACATGAAGTCTATTTCTGTGGCTGTGGCTTTACCGGCTTGGACTTGGACCATCCAGCCACAAAAGCGTTTTTTGTTTGCTTCGTACGCATCTTCGCTTTCCATCAGGGATTCAGTTAAGTGTAGGCGGTTGATTGATTCGCCTTGGTATCAACAACACTTCGGGCAAACTTTCCACTTGACCGGAGACCAAAACCAGAAACAACGTTTTGAGAACAGCCAAACCGGATACCGCATAGCGACTTCGGTGGATGGTGCGTTGACGGGTGAAGGTGGTGATATTATTGTGATTGATGACCCGCACAACGTTCGGGAAGCTGAAAGTTCCGCAGTCAGGGAAGGTGTTCTCGAATGGTGGGATCAGGCGATGCAATCCCGACTCAATGACCCGAAAACAGGTGCATTCATTATTATTATGCAGCGAGTGCACGAAAAAGACCTGACCGGACACATTCTGGCGAATGAACTTGGGCAAGAGTGGGATCACCTTTGTCTGCCGGCAAGGTACGAGATCGGACATCCGACACCGACTTTTTCTTCACTCGGTTTCACTGACCCGAGGACTGAGGAAGGCGAACTGTTGTGGCCAGACCGCATCGACGAACCAACGCTTCGGAATCTTGAGCGGTCTTTGGGCAGTTATGCGTCTGCTGGCCAGTTACAGCAAAGACCAATGCCGAAAGGTGGTGGAATTCTGAGAGCTGAGTGGTGGGTTCCTTGGGATAAACCAGATCTGCCAGATATTGAGTACGTTATCCAATCTTGGGATACGGCTTTCAGCACAAAAGAGAAAACCTCGTATTCTGCCAGAACCACTTGGGGAGTTTTCAAAAGCCGAGGACAGACCAATGCGATTGTTTTAGATATGTGGTATGACCGCGTGACATATCCGGAGTTGAGGAGAATAGCTCAAGAAGCGTATAATTCCTACGAACCAGACGCAGTGCTTATTGAAAAGAAGGCATCTGGCCAGAGTTTGATTCAAGATTTACGGGTTGCAGGAGTTCCAGTGATTGAATACATGCCAGACCGCGATAAAGAAGCACGCGCACATGCAAGTTCTGCATTGCTCGAAGACGGAAGAATTTACTTTCCATCAGACAAAAAATGGGCTAAAAACTTAATTGACATCTGTGCAGCCTTTCCAGCCACGGAAAATGACGATATAGTTGACACTTGTACACAGGCTTGGTTGAGATTACGAAAAGGATGGTTTGTGACTCACTCGCAAGACTACGACGATGACGATTCTGAACTGCCCAAACAGAGGGTAACAATGTATGGCTGATCCGCTAGAAGATAACGTGATCCCGTTTGCCGAGGGATCTCCCGCAGATGATTTACAGGTTGAAGCGTTCGGTGAGGATGTTTTAATCGGAGACCCAACACTAGATTTAATGGACCAAGAGCCAGAGGTTGCGTTCGATGCGAACTTGGCAGAGGTGATTGATGAAAGGACACTTGGTCGGAAGGCTTCAGACCTTATTCATTATTTCGAGTCCGATAAATCAGCCCGAGCTGAATGGGAGATGCGTTATAAGGAAGGGTTGAAAACGCTGGACCCAGACGGTGGTTTAATGGAGTCTGAGGAAGAGCGAGCCAGCCGAGGATTGAGCACAGTCGTTCATCCGCTGATCGCTGAAGCTGCGACCCAGTTCAATGCTCGAGCCATAGCCGAGCTTTACCCATCTGGTGGTCCAGTCAAAACAATCATCGTAGGAAATCCTGACGAAGAGACTGAAGACCAAGCACGACGTGTCAGAGAATTCATGAATTACCAGATCACCGAGCAAATGCCGGAATACTTCCCAGATCTGGATCAAATGTTGTTTCAGTTACCGCTTGTCGGACAGACATTTAAAAAGGTTTGGTGGGATGCGAACTTGGATCGTCAGTGCTCACAGTTCGTGAACGCTGAAGACTTTGTTGTTGCTCCGGAAAGCAAAGACCTTTACACATCGCCCAGATACACCCAGTTGATCAGGCTTCCGCGCAACGACTTTAATAAGTACGTTCAGGCTGGTTGGTACTTGCCAGTTGAGTATTCTGGTGACGGTATTGACCCATCTGGTAGCACGACTGATGACATCGAGGGTGTAAATCCATACGCTGATGACCAGCAAGACGAGGTCATGAACCTTTTGGAGATGCACGTTTACGATACTTTTGATGGCATCGATGGGATATCCAAAGAAGATGAAAACGACACCAATACTAATATGGTGGCGTTCCCTTATGTGGTAACGATTGACTATGACTCGCAGAAAATCGTTTCAGTTCGACGCAACTGGTACGAAGGCGACGAAAACAAAAAGCGCAGAGATTGGTTCGTGAGCTATAAGTTCTTGCCAGGAGTTGGATTCTATGGTTTTGGACTTTATCACATTATTGGTGGATTGGGCAAAGCTGCAACCGGCGCATTGCGCGCACTTTTGGACTCTGCTGCGTTTGCAAACATGCAAGGTGGCTTTAAACTGAAGGGTCGAGTGAGTGGTGGCGAGATTGACGTTAATCCAGGAGAGTTTATAGATTTAGACTCGACTGTTGACGATGTGAACAAGGCTATCATGCCGTTACCGTTCAAAGAGCCATCGAGCACCTTGTTCCAGTTGCTTGGCTTTATTGTTGACGCTGGTCGGAGGTTTGCAAGCACTGCAGACTTGAACGTTGGGGATGTGAACCCGAACGCACCAGTTGGTTCTACGGTTGCGCTGATTGAGCAAGGTTCAAAGTCGTTCTCAGCGATTCATAAGCGGTTGCACTACTCGCAGGGTCAAGAGTTCAAGATGCTCGCAAAACTCAACTCTCTCTATCTACCAGAGGAGTTCAGATTCGCAGTTTCTGGCCAGACCGAAGTAATTTTTGCAGCTGATTTTAATGATCGTGTTGACGTGATCCCAGTAAGCGACCCAAATATCTTCAGCACCGCACAACGCATCGCTCAAGCACAAGCCATTCTTCAAATGGCACAAACCGCTCCACAGCTTCACGATATGTACGAAGCCTACAAGCGAATGTACGAGGCGATCCGCATCCCGAACATTGACGAGATTTTGAAAAAGCCAGAAGAGGCTCCAAGGCTCGACCCAATCGACGAGAACATGTCGGTGCTTTACGGCAAACCGATCCGAGCATTCCCAGAACAAGATCACGACGCACACATTGCGGTTCATATGCAGTTTATGCAAGACCCATCGTTGGCAGGCAATCCTGGAGCGAAAGCATTGCAACCAGTGCTGATTGCTCACATTGCGGAACACGTGGCGTTGCTTTACCGAACCAGAATGGAGGCAAGCATCGGAGTTCCGTTGCCAGCTCTGCCAGATTTGGGAGATAAAAGGTTCGAGTTCGAGGATGTTGATCCGAGGATGGACATGTTGATCAGTCAGCGTGCCGCACAAGTCGTTCAGCAAGCACCACAGATGCAAGCCATACGTTCACTTCAGCAAGGACAACAACAAGGACAAGGTGGCGAGTTGCAGTACGCTCAACAGCTGGCACAGCTCGAGGCTCAAGCACTTCAGGCTCGCACCCAAGCACAGATTCAAGCCGACCAAGCTCGGGCACAGTCTGATATCCAGATCGATCAAGCAAAAGCACAGCAATCTTTGGAGATTCAAAAAGCCAAAACACAAGCTGACCTTGAAGCGAAGATCGCCAAACTACAAGCCGAGCTTCAATTGGAACGAGAAAAGAACATGATGAAAATGCAAATGGAGGCACAACGTGGCATCAATCGATGAGCTCGCGCAAAGATTTCAAATTCAACAAGGAGCTATGCAGCCTGTTAACCCTGCCGCTTTCAGTGGTCAAACAGACCAACGAGCTCCTGGACCACAACCGCAAGCTGGCCAAAGCCTTAATCCGAGCTCGCAAGAGAGTATGCAAGAATACCTTATTAATAAAGTGATGGAGCTGAAGCAAAGACTCGGGAGAGGTAACGTTGGTGCGCTGGAAGGATTTTTGGGTGGTATGCGTAATGTGAAACCACAACAACCCGAACCACAACCCGAGCAATCTGCTCGTACAATTTAAGGAGAGCAGAGATGCCAGGATATGCAGACACAGGTGCTTTATCAGGACTTGGTCAAGTTTCAGACCGAGAAATGCAATCGTTTAACCAAGCAACACCGAGTGAGGGGATTAACCCTTACACATATGAAAATTTAATGCGTTTGCCTGTTGCTGATCAGGTTATTCAGTACATGGCGGACAGCACTGGTTTGGCTGTTGAAGACATTGTTGGTCAGATGCAAAGCGGTAAAATACCGCCAGAGGGCATGAAGATGCTTTTCGATGAGGCATTTAATATTATGTCAGCACCCAAAGGCGGTTCAGCAATGGATCGTTATAACCAGAGAAGATAATCAGGAGAGCAAAATGGCTGAAGTCAATGTAGCGAATATTGAAGAGCAAAGAGAGATGTTCGAGATGCAGATGGGTTTCCCAGCTGATTCAGAAGGTCTCGATCTGACCGATGAGCAAGTTGTCAACTTCATGTTGCTTTGTCACAAAGAGATGGTAGCCCCAGAAGAAATGGAAGAAGATGAAGGCTACGAGGAAGAAGAAGGTCCAGAGCATGAAATGATGGAAGAGATGATGCCGGAAGAAGGTGAAATGAAAGTTAAAGTCATCAAGCTCGGAGCTGGCGACATTCAGAATGTGATGGACGACATACTCGGTGCTGGTGGTCCAAAGATCGAAGGCTATTAACCAATGCCAGTCCGGAAAGTCGAAGGTGGTTACAGATGGGGTAAAAGCGGTAAAGTTTACCCAACCAAAGAGCAAGCTGAACGCCAAGCTCGTGCCATTTACGCTTCCGGATACACAGGTAATAAAAAGGTGAAGAAACGTGGCAAGTCGTAAATTCAAACCTCAGCCAAAAACCAAAGGCGGTGTTAATGTAAGTTATGTTCGTGGGGCAAAAAACCCAAAGGCTCAAGAGGCAGAGATTAAAAGCACTGCAAAAAAGTACCGAGAAGGAACTCTTACTAAATCAGAAATGGAACGCATAGCCAAAAAAAGGTCAGCCAATGTCACAAAAAGCTACAAAAAAGCCAGCGAAAAAAGAAGCAAAAAGCTCTCCTAAAGGTGGAAGCTCTCTGAATGCTGCTATTGATAAATACAGCAAGTCGTCTGGTATCTCCAAAGACAAACTCCGCAAAGTGGCAAAGCGTGGCATGGGAGCTTATTATTCTTCAGGTTCAAAACCAGGACAAACTCCAACGTCTTGGGCGATTGGTCGGGTGAGGTCTTTTGCTACTGGCAAAGGTGGTGCACGTAAAGCTGATGCAGATTTGTTAAAAGGTAAAAAGAAAAATGGCTAAAGGTGTGAAACATTTTTTTAAAGACGGCACTGAGTATAAAGGTGCTACTCATAAAGACGCAAAAGGCAAAATAATGTCTGGTGCTCGTCACACTCCCAACAGCAAGTATCTGTATCACATTGGAGATCTTTCAGACCGTGCCAAAACAAAAGCGAGGAAATCTTAATGGCGACGTACAAAGGAAAAAAAGTTACCTTGAACAAGCCACGCAGGATTGGAAAAGGCGAAACCAGTTACGGGAAAAAGAAGTCTGTCGTTTATGTTCAGGATGGCGACCGAGTGAAGCGGGTAACTTTCGGCGACCCAAACATGACGATTAAAAAGAATCAACCAGGACGCAGATCTAATTTCCGATCTCGTCACAATTGCGATAATCCAGGACCAAAGACAAAAGCTCGGTACTGGTCATGTAAGGCTTGGTGATATGGCAGAAAAGACCGCTATTAAAAAAGTTGCTGCAGCTGAGATCCGTGCAGCGAAAAGTTTCCTCGAACGTCGAGGCATCACAACCGAAGAAGTGAGTCCGAAGAAATTTGCCAAAGCTGCAAAAGAACTCGACAAAGGTTTTAAGGAAACTCTGGAAATTCTAGTGCGCGAGCTGTCAGGAGGCCAGGTCTGATGGAGATGCGCGAGTTTTTAATGTCGTTGAGTGATAAAGTTGCTGCAGCTCGTGAAGGCAGAGATATGATTGACGAGCGTGCTATGCGCGAGATGCCAGAAGTTCGCCCAATCGACTTGGGTGCTTTTTCTTTTATCCCAGACATCAGCATTAGTGGTGGTCGAACCACGAGCATGGGTGGTGAAGAAGGAAACACCAGATTTGTAGAAAATGAAGGTGGTGGCAGGATTGGTGGCAATGTTATTTTGCCAAGCGGAACCAGCTTTGGTGGTGGGGTGTCAGGTAATTATTACCGAGGCAAGGAAAGCAGTCCGTACCACACCGCTAAGTACGGTCCAGGGGGATCTGTCGAGGAATACGATGCTTATATGAATTTGCCAAGCGGATTGGGAGCCAACGCGACATACAACCCTAACACAGACGATTATTCAATAATGGCTAGGTACACGAAAGAATTTTAAATGGCTGAGAGGGCAAAAGTTCCATCCATAGATAGTTACGGGGAAATGAAAAGTTTCGACCCGACTTACAGGATGAAAACAAGAGATGTTATCAGTGATTATTTACAAAGCCTTGGTCTGGCTTCGACGCCACAAACAGCTAGAGACATGGCTGAGGGGTTTACCGGATCACCCAATCCTGCCACCAGTTATGTTGATTCTCTTGGGGTGCTTGATTTTACTCCTGTGGGTTTGGGCTTCGGAGCTGAAGAGGTGAAGCGCGAGTTGAAATCAGCAGAAACACCTGTTGATTATGCAGTTGCAGGTGCTGGTGCTATTTTAACAGGTCTAGAGGCTTATCCATTAACCAAAACGATTGCCAGACCTGTGAAGAAATTTTTAAGTAGCCTCAATGATAAAATTAAATAACTCCGGTCATTAAAGAGGGATAATCATATGGCAGGTGGCGCAAAATTAGCAAAGGCAGTCGTAGATAAAATCTCTGATCTGCTGACGATGTCTAACAGAAACTTTAAGAAAAAGCAAGCAGCTGCGAGACCAGACGAACGTATTGATACGTCTCCTATGGGAAACAGACCTGATAAAGAAACTTTGGATGAAGAGTCGAGAGAGATTGGGGCTCAGATAAATGCATTGCTCAAAGAACCTGTTTGGGAGTCTGACCGCAGTTTCAGAACGTTTGATCCAGACACAATCATGAGCTCAGCAAGAAGAGCTCAAAAACCAGAAGATCATCCATACCAGAACATTCAAGACATGCAATGGGTTTTGTCCACTCCGGAGACTCACCGCAAATTAAATCCACCTCTTTATTCAGACAATCCAGACTACGAGATTAATGTTCTAGGGACAGACCCGTTTGAAGTTTCAAGCGACAAAGCTAAAGTAGACTATTATCGTCGAGCTTATAAAGAACGACTTCCAGAAGATTATCGATTTAACAGAACAACAAAAGATGTTTACACCGGATGGAAACAAATACCAATGATGGTTGCGAGGTACGACCCAGATCAAGGTGCAATATTCATCAAAGGTCATGAAGGTCGTCATTTCAGCAGAGCTCTCGAGGCGGAAGGTCAAGGTAGATCGAATTACCTCACAGAAATATATAAAATGGATCCGGAGAATTTTCCAGATTTGAAAACTCTAGACCCAAACACACCTATTTACAGCGACAGAGGCAGACTTACGAGAGACGAGAGTGGTAATTTAAAATTCGGTGAACCAGAAAAAGTTGGAACACTCGGAGAGTTATGGAAAGTTATTTACGGAGTCGGTGGTGTTGGAGCTCTACAGAATCTTGGTTCATATGAAGAAACAGTTCAGGTGATGCCATGATTAACAGAAGTGCAGTCTCATCTTTAATTTCTAAAGGAGGTCGTATGAAAAAGCAAAAGTACAAGGACAAGAAAGACGAGTCCATGGGTATGAAGAATGGCAAAGAAAGCACCAAGAAAGCCAGCATGAAAACCAGACGCAAGCAAAGCTACGGCATGAAACGAGCCATGGGCAAAAAAAGCTAATGTCTGAGGAAGAACAAAACGTCGTAAATGTTTTTGTAACAGGGGTTTCGATGAAAGGAAAGTCGAAGCTGAATAAAGATGACAGTGACAGACCTACTGAAGAAAATCAAAAGCAACCTGAAGAACGAAAAGACGGCGATAGCGAATGATATGGTTGAAGGTCGCATGAGCGACTTTCAATCGTATTCTCGAAACGTTGGTTATGCAGAAGGGCTTGAAAAAGCCTGTGAGCTGATCGACGAAACTTTAAAACAACTAGACGAAGAGGATGATTAACACATGTCTCATCAGCATGAAGAAACGCAGTTGGAAGCAACTGAATATCCCAAACCAATGGGATGGAAAGTTCTAGTCAAACCAAACGAAGTCAAGAAAACGACCAAGGGTGGCATTATTCTTTCAAACACCAGTCAGGAGAATGAAGAATATTTGACCGCCCATGGGCATATTCTGGCGATGGGAGATTTGGCTTATCGAGACCGAGATTCTGGTCAGTCATGGAAAGGCTCATGGCCCAGTGTCGGTAACCGAGTTACCTACGGCAAATACGCCGGACAGAAGCTCGTAATTAACGGGGTTAAACTCTTGCTACTGAATGACGACGAAGTGACGTCGATTCTGCCAGATGGTGCGAGCATAACTTCATATGTCGAATAGGCGACGAACCATGGAGGACGCCAACCATGTCACAAGATGATATTTTAGCAGAAATAGAAGCAGAAATCGGCAGGACCAAGCAGAAATCTGGTGTTGATTCCGACGAGCCTCTGGAAATAGAGATCGAGGACGAACCAGAAGAGCAAAAAGCTAAACTCAAAGCTGATAAACAACCAAAAGTCGACAAAGAAGAAGATTCCGACGACGATGAAGAGGAAGTTTACAGCAAAAAGGTTCAAAACAGGATTAAAAAGCTCGTTGATCAGCGACGACAAGCCGAGTTGCAAACTCGTCAATATCAAGAGCAAATGTCTCAGCTTCAGGCAAGATTAGATCGTCTGGAGAAAGGGAACACGAGTCGAGCCGAGCAAGACTTCCAGACCC